AAGCTTTCTTTACCATGGTTCTATCATATATCCGTATATGATTATCACCATACTTTTCGATATATCTCATGGCATTAAGTAATGATGGCAAAGACATCTTATATGGGGATACATGTTCTATTTGTATATCCAATTCACCAGATAGGCTTTTGTAAATATCCTGCACATCCCGTTTTGTCCTATACGCAAATATATTAATCTCAGTCATTACCATATCCATACTCCTAAGAAGATCCGGCTTAGCCAGCCTCCCCATCGGCTTCCCGAAAGGATCGGATCTCATCCAAGCTCCACACTTCTCGCACCCAACCTGCTTCCCCTCTACCGTATTTATTATAGTGGATGGGGTTTTACAGTACGGGCATATAGATCCGTTTAACATAACTTTTTGAGCTAAAGACAGTTCTTTCATTCTGTTTCCTTTATTTCAACATTAAATAAGCTGCAATATCTATTGAAATTCCTGCTTTCTATTTCCATATCCTCCTCATACCTGTTAATTGATTTAATAAAATCATCGTAACAGTCCTTGCATATCCATTGATTGATTACCGCCACGTAATAGCCCACGGACGTAGGTCTGTTACACATATCGCAAATACCTAAGCATCCATATCTGGTAAACTTATCCATCATCTCCTGTCTTGTTATTTCAAGCACCTTGAATCCCTTGTAATTATCAACTACTTTTGCCATTGTTATTATTGTTTTGTTTAATGATAAAATAATCAGCTATATCCATTCCCTCATTTATATTGGGCTTTGATTCAAGAAAATCACTTATCTCGATATTCATCCCCCTCATATCCCTATCCACCTTCTTCTTCCACTCGTTAAACGCCGATCCCTTGTCAGGATACAACACTATCCTCCTGCGCCCCAATGTCTCTATCATCTCTCTTTTCAGCATATGGATACCTCCGCATGCCATGAAAAGTCTATCCGGATATACAATGTTGCATATGACCGCCGTCTTCTCAGATTCAACTATATACACCGGAGCGTCTTTAGGATAGAAGTTGACAAGAAACTCACCAAACAAACATTGTCTCAATAAATAATCTTGACCATTCATGACATGAACCCAGCACACATGATCCATAGGAATCTTCACCCTCTTGCCATCAGGTCCATAATCCATTATCTTACCTGTCCGGATCGTCCAGTTCTTGTCAAGTTGCCAGAACACGCAACATTTACCCCAATCCCCGAACCTCATCATCCCTACCTTATAGAGGTTAAACGCCTTGTTGGTATGATATGACCCAAATATATTGGATAAATAATCTTGTAGATCCGACGTCTCGAAAGGATTAAGCGTATCAAACATCTTACTCACCGGAATACAATTGGCTATATCCGGGTCCACCGTGGGTCTGTATCTTCTTAATACTTTATTTGAGTCTACAAAAAGGTCGTTGTCTTTAAGCTCATTCCCTGTAGGGTATTTAAAATAACCACACCTGTTTTTATGATCACACACCCCAAACTGCTCTCCAACGATCTGACCGGTGGTTACGTCCACGTACGGCGTAAAACACTTGTCCTTGCCGCATTGCGGGCACGTCAGCTTCCTCCTTGGTTTGCTATGATCCAGCTCATACCGATGAACGCTCTTATTGAACTCCCTAAATTCCATCACCCTCTCCTCTCATTCATGACTCTATATATATAGTCCCTCAGCGGCTCTTTCCTTACCAACTTATTAACATCAAACTCGCCTTCTATATCTAAGGATCCGATTCTTGATGCAACCGTATAATTAGTTTTCTCGAACTTATACTTTCCTTGAAGATATACTACGGTAGCCATATTCAATATAGGGTTGTCAGTCTGTCTCTTCAACTTATATTGGCTGGTCTTTGCGGTAGGATCACCCGGAGCGAAGTTATATATCTCCTCTATCTCCAATATCTTTCCGTAGTTCTCCAGTATCATTCTTCTATATAGCTCAAGCTGGAAAGCGTACTCGTCATAGAAATTGCCTTTCCTGTTTGATTTGAAGTCCAATATAGCGAATATCCTCCTGCATCTCTTTATCTTCTTTTTCTCCGTCTTAGGCTGACCTTTCTTGGCTCCCGTCTTATAGAACTCTCCTGTCTCGACCTCTATCTCCACCATCTCCGGCTCGCTGTCCATCTCCACCACGGCGTCCACCGAAGAAGCTACCTTTAACCTGCTTGACCTCAACATCTTCTCGATCAATACAGGTTTTACATGTCTTTCCTTGCAGAATATGGCAAATGATATTAGATCCTCTATTAGCTCATCAATGTTATCCACTAATATCCGCTCCATCCTATACTTGTCTATTCTTAGCTTGGCTTCCTTGACCACCTTCCTGATCCATGTCGGGATCAGCTTTATGTTAACCCCGGTCAGATACAACCCAAATAGATAATGCATGATAGTACCTAAGTCAGCCCTATAGTTAGCGTACTCATCAGGGTCCTTGCCCTTGAGTCTCATCTCATTCTTCCATTTCTCCAAGGCTCCGGACGTATCACAATACCCATTGGCGATATTGTTAGTGGCTCCATCGTATATGATAGGATACCCATCAACATCCATCTCATAATACACGCGCTTGCCGGCAACAGTCATTCTATATAACACCGGTGTCGGGATATCCTTTATCCATTCAGCGGCATAATACTGCTGTTCGGTCTCCAGATCATACTCAACTTCCATTTCCTCTTTAGGCTCTTTTTTAGGCTCTTCAACAGACTTTTCCTCCTCATCCATATCTTTCTTTAGGATCGTTGACAAAACATCTAATATGCCAAAGAAAGCGGTAAATTTAGGATCTGTATGATATGATCTTAATATTGGTAATGATGATCGCCAATAATATGATGGCGCATTCTCGTCCATTGACTTATTATGAACAAACTCTATTACAACACCATCATCCGTGATAACCACATGATGTTTTTTGGATAAACGAACTCTTATATCATCAAACGATTCTTGATCGCTTATGACTTCCATATCCATTCCTTTCTTATATATCGTATCACTTATAGCCTCGTATCCAAGAGCTAAAAGTAATTTTTGTTTTCTTCTATCCATGATAATAATCTGGTTTTTAATTTACCATCCTCCTCGACTCTAGGTGCGAGATCCCTCATCCTTCTGGCTGCCAACAGCCATACGTCACCAAACTCATCCAAGAGCCGGCTAAAATCCATCGTATCTAATAGATAATCGAATCTTGTATGCTCATCAGCCGTCAAGTAGATAATGTTATCATTATCCTCGGCGACCGATTTATATTTCCGTTTAGGGTATAAGTGGCATATGTTGCTTACCCCAGGACATGGTATATATGCGCCGGTAGCAGATCTTCTTATCATACTTAACTTAGCTACGTGGGCGCCAAAGAACACGGCTAGGCTCCTACCCCGGGGCTTGACCTTCGCCCCTATCGCCGTCCTCCCCTTTGGCGGTAGTTCCTTGGCTCTGCATGCTGGACATAACCCCTTGCTCCTTATGGCTACCATCCTCCCGCATCTCTCACACGGCAACATCCTACCTCTCATGCCTTTTTCTTTTTATAACTTTTATTAAACTCCATGAGGCTCATGGCTCTATATCTCTTAAGCCTATCTATTTTACCCTTCGTCCAATCCTGATCCTTGAAATTGATGATCGTGTCGAATATCTGAGCTAGTTCCCGGATATTAAAGTTCCTGTTCTGTATTTTCTTATAGAACCCTGACCTACTATATCCTAGTTTAGACGCCAGATAAGTCTTGTTAGATAATGTGAGGATACGATAAATCGTACCCTCCATCTTGTTTATCTCCATCAACTTCTCAGCTACGGATGATGCGGTCTCATAGCTAGCTTTATCGCTTACTATCTTCATGCTTCTCCTGGTTCCTGATCTTACCGTCAAACTCATAGAAATCCATCAACTTCTTCTCCTCCTTAATACAGGTTACCACGAAGTCTGATATAGTCCCTTTCATGCCCTCCTCGAAGTTCTTCTTGGCATGATCAAGGTTATTGGCCCGAACGATGTAGTTAAACGCCTTGCGTTTCTCATTGCTCGATTTCTCGTCTATCGTAATATAATCAGCCGTGACCTTATAGAACCGGTCTCCATCCATGGCAAACAATTCCGCTATCCTGAATCGTTTGATATCAACGCTAAACTCACCGGAGATGAATGGCTTCATCTCCTCTATGATCCTAGCCTCACATTCGGTATAAGAAAAGGCATCCACTAAATACTCTTCCTTTACCTTCTTCTTCGTGCCGTTCTCTACATCGGTCTCGTAAGAAACCGTACATTTAAACCAATTGTGCATTTTAATCTATATTATTGTTAAACAAAGGATAATCTTTTATTCCTTCACGAATATATCTCTCCGTATCATCATCCACATCATAAGCCTTCTTGAAAAATATCATAGCCTTGTCCGTGTCGTGATCCACCAACGGAAGATATTCCTTTACGAAAAGAACTTTAAGATGATTCATGTGATCAATCTTGCGCCTTACATCAATTACTTTTGGCCATATCTCGGCACGGATTTCACCCATCTTTTTTACATTCTCTTTGTATTCGTTTACCTGATCTTTATACTCCTCCTCGATCTCGTTGTTCTTATCCTTGACAGACTTATAAGCTTCCTTATCTTTCGTGTCAAACATCGGAACATGCCTGATATTGATTATATCCAATCTACTGCATAGCTCCTCATTGGATATGGTGAAATCATATCTAGTCCTGTATAGATCAAATTCACTTAATAACTTAGCTATTTTAATAGCATCATTCTGATCAAGAACGGCTATATTCAAGCCCTCCAAATAGTAGAAGAAATGAGATGGAGAAATAGATTTATAGCCATACGTCTTCATGACTGGAGGCTCATCCATAAACCTGACACCTTCCTCCGCACATCTTGTTACGATCAATTTCTCTACCTGCTCATCAGTAAGATCATATATCTCCTGATCGGTCATCTTATCAATTGTCTTCATCATCCTCATCCTCCGACATCATTATAGCCTTTGTAAACTTTTGTTTATAGACCTCACTCACAAGACAGGCAAAAGTCCTATCATCCATATTAGCCATAGTATTGGCCTCTACCATAAGATTCATCTCGATGTTCTTTACCGAGATTTCATAGTTATCATCATCTTCTTTATAGAAAATGACTTTACCACCATACTCGAAACCATCATCCTCGGCCTTAACCATATCGATGATCCTCTCTAACTCCTTTACAAATTTACTCTTTTCCATATGTGTAATTTTTATGTGTCTACAAAAGTAGACATTTTGTTTTTGAATTAAATTAAATAAGCATTATTAATAGTTAATATGCTTCTTTTGTTTTATCAACCATATTTTGCCCCTTGATAAACTCAACACAACATTTATCCACTCTGGTTATTGTTCGATAGTCATCGGTACGGATACTATATCCTTTATAGCTTTTGACTATAGTACATATTTCTCCTTTTTCTATAACCGTACCACCATTGCTTTTTAAAGGGCAAAGGGTTTTTACTTTCACTCCTATTATCTTTCTCATATGTTATTATCTTTTAACAGTTCAGCTATCTTCTCATCCTTCAACATATTTTGCTTTCTCATGTTATCTACGATAAATGCAGCGAACGCCATATCATACCTTTTCCTTAACTCATTGACAAAAGATTTGGCTTTTGATTCTACCATTGTCTCGATGTTGCTGTCTACAACTTTCTTCATCCTGCCTCTTATAAACTCGTCTACTGTCAACTCCTCATCCATATAATTTAACCTGAATCTATATTTCTTCTCGCTGGCGTTCTCGACAAGATCGTTCATTGATTCTCTCGCTATATCCTCAATCTTCTCTGATATCGGATTGGATATTTCCCTCATTAACTCATTCTTGAACTTTTCTTTAAGCTCACGTACTACGGCTAACCTGACCGAGCTGGTAAACTCCTCTTTCAACGTCGCTTCATTGTACATAGCCTCATTGAATACATCTTCCAAATTTAATTCTACTTGAATTTTCATATCATTATATTTTAATAAATTATAAATTTTTTAGGCATATAATTATCATGTATTATTTCCCCTCATCTTTTAATATTAATTTCTTCCCGATCTTTTTAATTTTTGTCGGTCTTGATAATCGATAGTCTCTTTCTATCGGTCTATTAAGTACATCATCCTTGTGCCCCTTGTATCCTTTCTCGTAAGCACTAACCCTTGCGCAAAACTCAACCACATCGCCTGGCGATAAATCAGCACCACTAAATCCTTTTGTTAAATCGAACCACAAATGATCTGATACTATTTTGCTATCAAGTGTCACATCTTGTAAAAGCATCGTTTTTACAGGTCCAATGTATCCATTCCTAAATCCAAATCTAACAAAGGTTGCTGTAAACACATGGCGTCCTTTTGATCCTATCGTTCTCAATTCTTCTCTCATCTCCTTTCTTATTTTTTATTCATAAAACCAGTAATTTTCTTCAAATACCCTTTTGTCATCTCAATAAAGTTCACGCAATCCAGCTTGCTCAACTTGTAAATCAAAGCCGGGTTATGAATTACGGCTATAATTTGTGTTTGCGGTTTATGAAATGACAATACCTTGTACAGATCCATGATATTGTCAATATCTAAATTCCTGTCCGGCTCATCCATAAGGATTGTATACTCAAAATCCTTCTCCATTAATACCACATGATTGTCTTTGTAGTATTTTAAAAGATTGTCGATCCTGTTTGCCCAGAACTCATTTGACTTTTTCTTAAATTCCATAAGCCTCTGTATCGGAAACGCATACTCATCTTGGTTAAACACAAAATCAAAGAGCGAGTTCATGGCATGAAGGTTCTTCTCCCCAGAGGACCTAGATGCTCCATTCATATACAAACTTAAATTATTGATATTATCCAATATATCATCCTTTCTCATTTCAGTTTGCTGTAGGAGATGGAATACCTTCCCGATATAATCCGACTTAATACTGATCCCGTCAAGCACCTTGTCATCATCAAATATATCCGGGAAATACAATGCTTCTGACGGTAATTCAGAACACATCTTTTTCTCGCACAACATGTACTTCGATATCATATTCAGGAGGGTTGATTTCCCGCTCCCGTTCTTGCCTACAATCACATTCACGCCGGGCTTGAATATAAACTCAGAGCCATTTTTGAACGCTTTTATCTTTTGGATATATTTAAATGGAGTCTTCTTGTTGTCGTCTATCCTTATAGAAGTTATCATCTTATATGATTTTGTGTTTAATTATTTAAGCCTTTCATCAATCGCCAAATCAAATATCTTATCAAGACATTTCCTCATCTCCGCCGCCCCGATGATCGCCTTTCGATTCCCGAACGAGAGCCACGAAGTAATGAACCCACTGACCTCCGCGTCCCGCCCGGAATACCGCCTTGGGAACTGGACGGGATCGCTGGCAATAAAGTCGGCGTTTTCGTATTTGTCCGCCATGCATTTCGGCATGTCTACAAATTTGTCATTCATTGTTTATCCCTTCATTTGTTCGCATGCCAATCTTTCAAGTTCCGGTGTAACGTTGGTATTCATTATGCCTTTCAAGCAAGGGCATTGTCGCCAGACTATATCATAAATCTTTGACAATTCAATCAAAGCCTCATTGTTTGATTCAACTGTCATAATCCAATTGTCCGGCGATATCTCTATCTCCCTGCATGGTATTTCTTTCTTGCCTTTTGGCATATATCCGTTCTGATAGTCTTTTACATTACATCTACCAAAATATCTTCCAGTGAGTATTCCGTTTTCGTCCGTCTCAAACAACCCTCCTATCCATCCTATCTTATGGATGTTCTCCGTCCACGTTCGAGTGGCGAATAAAAACTTTTTTACAGGAACTTTTGAAAATGCATCAACATCATGGATACTCCCGTCCGGCTCTTTGAATATCGATGATTTTCTTTTATTCTGGCAACTCCCGTCTAAGCCTATTTTTTTTCCATTCGCCATCGTCAAATCTCAAAGGAGAGATTATATCAAAACTGCAAAGTTTCTTGACGAGATTGATTTCAAATGGTGCCGAGAATCCGCTGTTACCATGAGAAGAGAACAGCGCGACAGCTTCTATTACGCATGTTTACATAAATTACTGTTTGCGATAATATACCGAAGAGCCTTCTTGTTGATAAGGCTCTTCTTGCTCATTTTCTTTACAATTCTTCTACTCTTTTTCATGTTTAATGTTATTTAATGTTTTAATCACCAATCTCCTCTATCATTCGTATTGTGCCATGACCATCTGTTTCGCGAAATCTTTGTACGCCACTATTTTTCGCAGGTTTGCTCGCATTCGTATTTCCCCGATACCGCCGACCGGAGACAAGGCGCCTGTATTAACACCTCTTCCCATGTTTATTCCTCCTTGTTATATAATTGCTTGTTTTTATATTCCAACATCCTTCCCATCCTCTTTAACCCAATTAACTGTATCGCAATACCAACAATACCCTGTCTTGGAATCCTTTTTATGAGAATGGGATCCACATGTGGCGCACCAATAATTATCATCCATATTGTATGTATAACTTTCATCCTCATGCATTTTGGCTATTCTAGCTACCCTATCCTCCAGCAGATCCTTTAGATAATGGCATTCGTAAGGTCTATCCTCTTCCTTTAATATATAAATATCGATATCCATCATGCTCCCCATCCTGTCCGTACACATACACTCGGCGGCATGGCGCACGTTCCCTTCCGGCATCCCCGGAACTATCTCCCGGATCACCGCCTCCATCTTCTCTTGGTATTCGGTGTCTACCTTGACCACCAAATCCTCTAATTTATCTATTAAACTCATGATCTTTTTACTTCTTTGTATATGACATTTGTATTGTCTTCCCTATCTATATTACAACAACAAGAATACATGCGGTAATAACCCCTGTTATTAAATACACATCCATCACGACTGCTATCATCAATCTCTATTACCTCCAATTCTATTTTCTCCATGCCGGTATTATATTTAAATATACTACCTATCTTATGATATCCTATATCCTTCAAATACCTTATATGATTATTTTCGTTAAATAATCGGTTGATAAATACATCCATTTTATCGTTTAGACCATTTTTATCTAATAACCCCTCGCACTCATTTTTATTAAATCCAAAGGATATCATAAAATATTTTGCCATATCAAACCTTTCCAGTTCCACCAATTTTTGTATGCATAGCCATATTCCTTGTCTTATGCCTTCTTCTTTGGCTTCTTGCACTCTATCTCCCATATTATTTTGTATTAATTAAGTAACAATATTTCTCTTCGCTCTATTTTGATCATTGATGGATTATCGTCATGATCATACCAATATAGATACCATATACCTCCTCTATTGGCCTTCCGTATCTTCCCTTCATATTCCCCTGATGGGATCGTTACTGAATATTCTCTAAGACCCTCAAAAGTTTGTTTGGTCATTAAAGCGTATTCCTCATCAATTTCTATGTATCTCCTATGGGGCTGTTTCCATGACATCCCACGTTTGTCTGTTATCTTAGGTATTATATTCTCTCCATTCATGATACTTTGTAAATTATGTATTAACTATTGTATATTTAATACTCTTCCCATCTTCCCTTTCGCATCCCAAGTAACCTGATTTTACGCAATCATATATATAATTTTCAAAAGCGCATCCCGAACATCTATCACACTTATCTACTCTTAATGTCATTTCAGACATACCAACTTTATAGTTAAAGACTTCCCCTATTTTATGATACTTAATATTTATACATATAGTATCGTTTTCACTTATAGTACTGCCTTCACTTATCATATTCTCACGTCCAAACATATTGTCAATAGATATACTACCTCGTCTATCTGGTCGTAATAAACATTCACCCCATCAACTTTATCATTGTTTTCATCATATCCATCAACCATCAAATTATCTTCCCCCGATAAATACACGGATGTTATAGATAAACAAATCAACCCGTTATCGGTAAAGATCCTTATTTCAGCCAGAAAATCATCTATATGGCCTACGCTACTCATATCAAGATCAAGTCTCCCTGTTCTCTTGATCAAATCAACCATGGCTCCATAAGCTACTACGTTCGCATTTAATAGCATTTTATTTAATGCATTTACTCTTTCTACGTCCTTCATAATCTCTAACCCCTTTGTATTACATCGTTATACGTTATTCCGTTATCTTGAATTAGTTTCATAAACTGATCTTCGGTATAAGCCAGAGATTCCCCTCTGTTAGCCCTCTCTATATTCTCACTCATCATCCCTATAGCCTGTATTAAGGCTGCTGAGGAGTTGGCTATCAATTTAGCCGCTTCCATTATCCTATTATCGTCCATAATCATATTACTTTAACTTCCTCGTTCCACAAATGTCTCTTATATATCGGAGTGATGCCAATCAGAATACCAATATCTCCACCCCAATACCGAAGTGTTTTGGACTCAATTTTATGATGCGATTCTTGTATTCCTCCTCCGCTTTTGTCGTAAGGAGAAAAATCGGATAATTCTACTGTTCCCATTTCCTTATCTTATTTTACAAAAGATGTTCATTACCTTCATAAGGAATACAATAGATCCATCCCGTCCCATTTAAGCATTCATATCTTTCTTCTTTATATTGAGCATCAGCAATTTTCCTAACAAACAAACTTACGTGCCAATCATCGTCTTCTGTATCTCTTACTAAAACTTTATCAAATGGCTTGAATTTATATTCTGGTTCTATTTCAATACCAAAGAATTGTTTCAAATACATTTTGGCTTTAGGCTCTTTGCTTGTTTTAAGAGCATCAATAAACTTTTGCCTTTCATCCTCAGTAGCAAGTCTGTATTTTTCAATATTATTACAATCAGCATGTGCTTTTCTAGGAATCACGACTCCCCTCCCCTTCTTCCATGATGCATGAAAAGACGTAAGATATTCTCCGTTCGTATTTAATATAAACAGGTAATCACCCTGTTCATTACTCAATACATCTCCGTCCTTGAATGTGGTATATTCTGGAACTTTAAGCTTAAGTCTATAATTCTTTCCTCCGAATCCATTATTTGAGAACCAATCTGATATTATGCCGTGATCAGTATGGATAACTCCTAGGATTGGGAAAGACTCTTCCCTATGATACACAAACTCTACTCTGTAATTATCGCCATCCGTTACAATCATTCCATTGCGCTTACCATTGTTGATTTTCTTTGCCAACTCTAAATCAAATGGTATTGTTATCATTTTCTTTCCCATAATTTTACATGTATTTATATTGTTATTTTCACTTTAATTATATCACTACATTGTAGCTTTATCTGTTCAGCCAATCCAACGAACATGGGCGGACGCCTCGTTCCCTCGCCCACCTTACCCATACACGCCGGCTCCACCGGTAACGCTGCCCATGACATCTTGGATGTCCCTCCCTCCAATCCAAAGGACAGGGTAAAGGATATGACCCAGCCCGATCCGTCCACGGCCTTCCCCTTGGGAACCCAAGACATCACCGTCTTCTTGGATATCCACCATCTCCCTATCTTAACGAAATCAGGATAGTTGTTCATTAAATACACCATCTGACTAGCCATCTTATTGACATCATCAAAAGACACTATATGATACTTGTTTCTGATCCTGATCTTCACGAAAGGATTATCCATATTATATGCCGCAAATGCTGATATCACAGAACTAGGATATCTAACCCCTTTTATTATCACCCATTTCATATATAACATCTCCTCTTTACATTAAACTTCCGCCATCTCATCTGAAGACTTGTTTTGATTATTGATAATATCAAGCAACTCATCCCATGTCCTCTCAAACAATTGTCCATTATTAACTCCACAACACCCACATCCACTAGAAAATACTGGAATTATACTCCCATCGCACATCTTAACGAATTTATATCATATATATTCATCACATAATGAACATCTTCTTACTGGTATAAATCTTACTTTACCGCTATAAACGATATTTACTAATGTCTCACGATCCATATGATTTTCCCCTCTAATTAATTGTCCTTATTTCTAGCCAATCGAATAAAATTTATCCGCGCTCTCTTTTCCGTCTCCTCGAAAGTTAGCCAGCCCGCATGTCAGGATGCTCACAAGGTTATCCACCACCTCCAACTCGCTCGATTTGAACCACGCCAACTGACTGTAAGTTTCACCTATCCATATTATACTCATTCTCCCGTCCCGACTGACCTCCTTGACCAGCCCTATATGGTTCTCGGTATCCTTAATCACCTTTGATTTGTCAATACTCGTAAGCCTAACAAAATCCATTGGTCGTATCACTTTATCCTCGTCCATGTTAATCCTCCTATATTTTTATTCTCTCAATTTGTTCTTAACCTCCTTGACATATTTAGGGGAATGTAGCCCCCTATGCAATCTTATAGCCCGATCTATATCCTTTTTAGGATTGTGGTGAGATTGATATATCTCGAACATTTCCCTAGCCTTGACAGGATTCGTTCTGTCACGATACCTGTACCGCTTTTTCTCTCGTTTAAGGCGTAATATCCTATTAACCTCATCAACGTATATCCTTTTCATTTGCCACCTCCCTAAAGCCCCGGAAGTGGCGTTATACGCTCGATCGTCATTCCTTGACTCCACGAAAGACAGGGCGGCCGCCAGCTTATCCCATACCCGTGCCTCTACCACGGCAGGGCTTGGGGCGTGGGGCAGACCACCGTTCCCTTTTGGCGGTGTTAATATTATCATCGCCGTCACGAGTAAGCATCTTATCATACTTCCTTGTTTTTATAAAACTCCTCTTCAAATCTCACATTATCCACATAATCCTCCATACACTCATGAACAACTATATGAATATCCCCCTCCGCATATGTCACCTCGGACATCGGCCTCTCATTAGTCATCCACCAAGAATAACTATCAATATGCCGTATCTCAAATCCACGACCATGTAACAGGCACATAACATCGTGTCTTAAATCCCTACCCATCATTATACACTCATACACGATATATCCGTTTATATTTTCATGAGACTTCCCGAACGTATAAATATACCTGCTCATCAACTTATACAACTCCCTTGCCACAGGATTCGGGATCGCCTCATCCATATCAAAATCATCACCCGTATCAATAATCTTATCCACGTCCCGTTCATCAATACAAGCCCTAGGCATTCCTATCGTCCGTACATAAAGGCGTGATCGGTGATCCCTACCTAACACTGTCCCGATATACTTTTCTCCTTTAGTGTATCCTATATTATGGTTGCCGGTTATATTAAACACAATTTCATCTCCTATATTAATCTCATCCATATTCAAGATGTTTGTATCATTTGTTATCTTTTTTATACAAAAAGAGGATATAATGGCATAATATTATGATATCAAGACACGAATGCGTTATCTATCATATTATCATACATATCCTCTATACAACGTCATTTATGGCATTATATCGTATATGATGCCGCAGGTCATAAATACATCTAATTAACCCTTTTTAAAGGGCTTATCGCCATTTAGGTAACTAGCTATGCCTAATATTTTCGAAATAAGGGCTTTTTTAGCCTTATACTCATCGTTTATCCCTATTATCGCATATCTGTATACCATCCCATCCTTCGACACCTCCACGCCCACGTATTTAGGCGCAACGGCATCCTTATGTAATACGATAAACGGGCTTTTGCCGTCTAGCTCATTTATCAACTGATTAAACTGTCGCCTTGTCATCTGATAGTGATATTATTCCCATGTTATAAATACGATCTCTTTTTACCCTTATCCTCTCGCACAGCTCATCGAAGCACCCATCTTCTTCTAACCTACCAACATAATATGATACATTCGATTTAGAGCTTCCTTGAAGATATATATTTCCTCCTATATTCCTTGAGAAAAAATTAGGCAAGACCATCTTTTGCCTCTTATCCTTATTATCCATGTAAGATATAACGACAACCCATAATTCTGGCTCCCGTTCTTTTACGGATAACATGAGATCAAGACTCGATTTACCATTAATATTCCTCCTGCCAATTTCGTTATAACGAAGAATAATATAATCATTCGCGTTATCATCCTCAACCATCACGACTATAGGGCGATCTCCCTTCCCATTATCACATAATACTCTTGGCTCTTTCCCGTCGCGGAGATACACCTTATCGTAATCCCCGTTTTTGTATATCTCAAAATCAAATTCTATCACCATATTATTTTCTCCTATTGATGTATTGTTGCGTACGTCCTTCCTCTATTTTTTCGAAATAAAACTTATTCCCATATAACCGAGTGAAGCAGATGTTATACCCGAAATGTTCCGCGCGTCTGATCTGCGCGTAACCTCTACTGATGTCATTATTATCAATCAGCGTAACAAAACAATGTGATCCTACTTCTGTATTCAAAACCAGATTTTCCCAATCTTTTACCTCCATATCAAATCTCCTTAAATAATTTTTTGTTATGATTATCGCTATTATACCATTTATCAATATTATCGTACTGCTTTGGATAAACCCCATAAGACCTACACCACCTAGGTAACGGCCCGTTCAGCACGTCTAACGCCGCCTCAAGGTCAAACGTAGCTTCCTCCTTGACACAACACCCCGGTCCACTTCCACAGCTCGGTATATAAGCTCTACTATACGCTACGCTCATCCCATATTCCCCATGACTCAGATACCCGATGTTGGGTGAGTCAGGGAAGGCGTAATACAACATCGTATAATCACCCTTACTCCAACCTCTATTATAAGTATCATCCTGCCATGCGAAAACCCTGCAACCGGCCTTCTTTAACTCCTCAGCCGCTTTTCTTAAAATATTATCTCCCATATCATTTATATTTAAATTATGCCAAGGCGCCGGGAACCGACCCCGGACCATATCCGCACACGTACGATCATGGTATTCCTTTCGCCCCGCCAAGGCTTGGTTCAACATTAACAAACTTTCATATCCTTACACATCTTAAAAAAGACCTCTCTTATGATCCTCTTGTACAAGATGTATATCTCATCATCATCCTCATCGAACTCCACGCCCCATGAACGTAATAAATATCTAATGTCGCAATCCGCTATATGAATCCTAAATATGGATGGAACGCTCATTATGTAATCCTCAAAAGCTTTCTTAATCCCATCCCTTTTGATATGTTCCTTATACTCATCCTTGAACACGTTAAGCATAAAAGATAGACATTCCCTATCATATTTAAACTGCTTACCATAATTATCCGCATCTATATGATCCAGTATATATATCTCTATAGCGTCTCTATCGTATCTTGACATACTCCCTCCTCCTCCTTTTTGATATTTTATAACCTTTTTCTCCCCATACGCTTTCGCTAACTGGATAAGTTGACCGGTAAATGCCCTGGTACGGTGTTTTACGATCTTATCCACCAACTCCGGGCATCTGGTTCTCCATCTATAATTAACCTCGCCATTAGCTTTCCTCTTGTAATACCTGTAGAATTTTACGGCTACTACCACCTCTCCATTCTGCTCGAAAGCAACCAAATCGTAATTGTTGTAAACTATTTCGTTCATGTTGTTATTATTTTTATGTACTTAATCACTTCTTCTGGCAAGGACGCTAAATCCCTAACCCTTTTACCAAAATTGTATGTTTTTCTCTTCCACGGGTAATAATCCCCTACATACATCGATATTCCTTGAGGATGGAACGGGTTCGAGCTACAACTAAATATCGGATAATATAGGTCATTATTATGATTATTACTCTTACCACTTATACACACAATAGTATATCTATCATACGTCTTATCGCCAAAATCATATACTCTTACCTTCACTTTCATGCCATTGGCATTTGTTATAATATTATTCATATATACCTCCTTTATTGTTTGTTGTTCAATCCGACTAATCTATCTCCTTCCCATATAGGGTATATGAGCCACACCATCCACGACTATCATTTGATACCCGAATATGATTCACAGGTTTATTCCCCGCCATACAATTAGCGTAAGATAATACCGCCGACATGCCTCTAAACCCAGAATCCATCGCTGATTTAATAAGCTTCCTATCACATCTATCAACATCCTCTCCATCCTCAAAGTAATAGTAAGCCCATACCTGTACGCCTCCTACCTCTATATATCCATCACTTTTCCATTCTATCAACCCGTCTTGCCTTACCACGTTGGTAGGCTCAGCCCCTAGCGACAGCAGATTATTTACTATACTACCGCCAAATACGTTTCTTGCTTCTTCTTTCGTCATATCACTATCAGATTTTTAATATTACACTAACGCCAAAGGGGAACAGGAACGGACGACCAGCGGGGCCGACCCCACGCCATCGCCGCCGCCCGTTTCCCTTGGTTTCCTACACTCCCTCCATCACCCAAAGAAACACACACACCCATACATAGACATACCCCCATAACCATAAGATCCCTATCTATACCGGAGAGTACCATTGCCTGGAGGTTATCCTTATCCAACTTATCCCCCTTATCTCATCTGGGATTCTTGGATTCCATGTCTCACATGGGCTACTTAATTTTCCCTCGATTCTCTTGGTTTTCCTTGATTTACCTTGTTCCACTTGATTTACCTTATTCCACTTGATTTACCTTGACTTACCTTGACTTACCTTGACTTACCTTGTTCC